CGCTTATTCCACTTGGTGAGGCAATGCCTCTCCACCGGGGAAATTACCCCAGAAACGGGCCGAGGATTAAATCCAAGGCCCGAGATCGTTCCACTGCTGAGCTAAGCTCTTTGCTACCTTGACGCGGGTCATCCTAGTCATCACAATCTTGTTAGATTGCGCGGATTGGGAATGGCCCGAGGGAAGGGAAGCAATCGCTTGGAGCCTAGCACGGCTCTTCTGACTTAGGTTTCCCTGAGCCAGTAGGAGTTGATGCGTTGCAAGAGTTCGCTGTCTTTCGACAGTTATCTCAGGCAACTTCCAGAGGGCGGCTAATAAATAGCCGTCCGTGTCGTCATACCGGGTTTTCCCCGGCTCTGTCACGCTATAGTAATGGTATCCTTCGATACCAAAACGAGCGCGACTTGGGGTGGCTTCATCCAAGTTAGCGATGAAACCACCATCTCCAAAGCCATCAGGAATCCTAAGGCGTAAAGCCGAAGGAGTCTTTTGGATCAGGAGTTCAAATACTTTCTGAAGCCTTTGATCACACCCGAACATAGTTCGCTTGTGAGCTAGACGACGGATCGCATTTGCAAGTCTATAAATAGACAGAACTGACTCCACTTTATCTTTTAGATAAATCGGTTTAACATCAACCCCCAGGTAATAATGGGCTCCACAGCTTTCACGAAACGGAGAGTCATGGTGACTCTTTTTACCGTTCACGCGGAAGCCATAAAAGTCCAACATTTCCTGGAAGAGCTCAAAGCAGGCAGATGGGAGCAATACATCGTCCCCATATGCGTTAACCAGAGAAACATCCTGGTTAAGATACTCAGTGCAACAAAAAGCTATTGCATAGAATATCAAAGACTCGAGTTGAAATGTGAATCCATTCCCCATACTGGAGAATTTATTCCACAAGAAAACTCGACCACTTTGAGAGCCGTAGTGGGATCGACAGGAATCCATAATCGAGAACCAGCGTGGAGGGATAAGCTCCTCGACGACGGCTCGCGAAATGGAATCGCTAGCAGAAGAAAGATCAACACTTGCAATCTGGTTAGATAAACTACCCAAATAAGCAAGACGCTGATTCTTCGACTGAAAGCGCAAGTCGACACCACACCTTCGGAGTCTCCTACCAATCATGCGACCAACAGCCATCTGGAACCAAAGATTGATTCCAGGTTCGACTGCGATAACACGGTTAGTAGTAGCATCCTTGGGTACAGTGATCACCTTATTCCCGATTTGAAGAGTTGGGAAACCCTCCTCCTCTAAATGTTTACCCCAAAGCGGATAAGCTGCTTTAAGGATAGACAAAGGAATAAGATTTTCAAGATCTCGCGTAATTCCAGTTTCACACTGGAATTTTCTTGCTGGACTGGCTTCTCTGCGTTTTATTAACGTAGAGGCGCCAGGGCCCCAGTCTGGTTGCGAGAAGAGCTTGTCCGATGAAAAGTCGCCAAGGATACGTTCAATTTTTCGAACGACTGCTGAATGCAGCCAAACGGCTCGACCGGAATATTTCGGGTCAAGCTGAAGGTTCCTAAAACGTCGATTCGTCTGCCCACACAAAGTTTCAAATTCATAAAACTTTGTTAAGGCTACTTTGTCCAAGTCATATGAAAGGGTCAAACCCTTAAATTTTGACAGAAACTTAGTAGCTGCGTAGGCATCTCGGAACTCCACCATATTACTATAGTGGAGCGGATCGATCTCGAGTTTCGCTAACTGTTCATGCTCTCCATTTCTGAAGAGCAATGAAACGGTTAGAGCTCGAGGACAATCCAGAGAAGCAAGATACTCCTCGCATACCAAAGGAAGAATCCCTTCGGCGACGCGGAACTTGACAAGTCCTTTAAGGAACTTGCTACCAAACTTCTTAGAAGACATGGTAGACCTCCTGAGTTGATACTGCTACGATGTACTGATTAGTACACCGTCTCGAGCGTCGAAACAGCGCTTTCGAGAGGGGAACCCGTCGAATCCGTCGGGGTCCCATCGTTGGCGTTGATAAGGCGCAAGAACAGGGAGGTTACCTGGTTGAAGAGAGTATCTCTCTCCAGCAAGGTTGACCTCTCAGGCAGCATGAACTCACCAACAAACGTGCAGTCGTACGCTTTCGTCGGAGCCGGCTGTATGCCGGTCATCGTCGAGGCGGAAGTCTGCTCGAGTGTCGGGAGGACAAGCTTCACGGTCACTTTGCTGACCCGGCTCGCCTTAGTAGGCGGACGGACCGACATCGTGAGCGCGGGGTAACCGATTGCAACGCCCAAAGGATTGGTCGTTGTGATCGCACGGTTAACCCACTTCGCAACACCTTGGGGATTGATCCCTTCGGGGCTCAAAGTCGAGTCAACACCGACTGTGGCACTCGTCGTTAAACGAGCGGGTACACGGTCGAGGATGCTCGATAGTTTCACTGCCGCGATAGCGGACATGTGATATTTGCTCCATTGAAGAACAAGTTGTGGCCTTGACTTTACTTGAACGCCGCTCGTAAAAGAGCAAGAGCATTAGCAGCGTGAGTCGTGGAAGCTAAACCGTTCTTTAATCCGGTTGGTATCTTAGCAGAGGGAAAGGCAGTAAGCTTCTCCCTATTGAGAAGAATCGTCCGGCGGTAATAGCGACCATGATCCTCGTAGTTAACGCCCGCTTGCGAACCGGTAAAGTCCACAACAAAAGTTTCCGAAACTCTAGAGAATCTGGAAAAGGAGCCGTCCAAAAAGACTAACCCATCCCAAGCTTTTAAGGTCTCGAGGTAGGGGCCAATTGGAATGAACCAATCCAGAACAAAAGAGAACGGAATGATTTCCCATCCAAGGTTAATGGGATTTGTAAAACCCGTCTGATTCAGAAAAGCTTTGAGCTTGTCATCAATCTTATACCGGAGTACATACTTGGCCTTCGTTTGGACACTATAAGTCATAGTACCCGCTCGAGAGCCAGTAATAACTCGGTGTTGGATCGGATAATTAGCTTTTATCTTATCTGTCACAGACGATGTCACCCGCCGTACCAAGGGACTCGAAGCCTCATTAAGGCGCTTCAAGGCCTCCATAGACTCACGGACATCTTGGATAAGGGGTTTCCAACCATATTGAAGCTCGAGCCAGTTACTGGCCACGGACTTCCCTATAGAAGGACCCTTACCATGATATCGTGGCATATGGCCGCTCCACAAGGCAGACACTGCTCCGGGTATATTACCCTTTTTAAGAGCAGAGACCGCTTTGACGAGCCTCTTGCAAGTATTCGCAATGAGGCGCGAGGTTTGACCAATTTGAGCAATGTCTTGGGCAAGATTAGCTGAAATATTGCCGTTGGCATGCTCTATTAGTTTCCTGAGCGACTTGAACTGAGCAGGCGCATAATGCGCCGCACTCAACGGGACCGCGTAATCAGAAGAATACCGGCGATATCTATTGAAGTATATCCCAGTTGAAGGGATAAACGTCAAAGTTGCAGTCGTATCGTCGATAATATCCGTAATCGCAACAGTGTGCGGATTAACCGGTAACTGTTGCTTCTTCAGTTTGCCAAACGAAGGAGTCCTAGAACCTGTCCAAGTACGGGTATGCGTTACGTAACTAGAAGGATCACTCTGAAAGAATGGTCCTCCGTTGTTACCTTCCGTAATAACCGTATCGGCCTTGCTCACGGACTCAAACGAAGGGCGAACTGTCGAAGATTTCGGAAACTTCTTATCATGCGGAATGCGACCTTTACGGGAAGCATTGACACGGCGTCGTGCAATTTGCACGGCCGCCGAGATGACCTGTTTGGAAGAAGTCTTGGATTTTACTCCAGGTATCACCACCTTAACCCTCACACCTTTTAAGAGTGTGAAGATAGGGAGGGCGATAGATCTCCAAACAGTATCCGAACCATCTCGACGCCATGATTCATAGGTGAAGAAACATCGCACCTTATCCTTATGCCGAGCGTACAGAATAACGATGGTTTCGGGGAAACCCTTAACGGGTAACACCGGGCCATCATAGACTATACGACCTTCATAAAAGAAGCGGTACGATATAAAATCACCCGGGTCACGGTTTTGAGGTGGCGGGATACCCTTCAACAAAGGAATCAACTCTTTGTTGGCACTGCCATAAGGCGTAGGAAGAGACATCAAATCACCCCTTTTAAAAAGAGGGCGATGGCTCTAACACCAGCAGCAATGCCGTTGACCCACTCAGTTAAGACAAAGAGGAGAACTACGATGGCTAGGTAGATTTTGCTTTTTAGGTCAAAGTCTGCTAGGCGCATCGTAGTCTCCCTTTGGTTAACTGGTTGGGGGAGGGATATTAACCCCTCCAACGACCTCACAAAGGGAGGTAAAGGTAGAAGAAGCAACCAGAGGGATTACTCCCTCTGATTTGCAACCTACTCGAGGGCGGCGAGAAGTCTCAAGACCCAAATAGCAATTTGGATCAAGATATTCCCGACGACCTCAATAAGGTTTTCTTCCATCGATACCTCCCTAGATGTGGTCTAAACCGAGCTGGTCCGAGGAGAAGTAAACCCTTTTGAGGTTTACCGAAC